CTTGTGTAGGTGTAAATGTAGCAGCAATAGTTATTGGGTATGTACCAGCCGCAGTGATTGTAGTTGCAGCTGCAACGTCAGTGCCACCAATGGTAGCCTTTAATGTTGTTGCTGAAGCAAACAATGTAGTTGTTAAGAACTGAACTGCGGTAATCGCTGCGCCTGCTGGAATATAGCCTAAAGTACCAGAACCTGCTGCAACTTGCGCTGCTGTAAGGCTAAATGTTTGAGCTACAATAGTAGCACCCATATTACGTACTGTGCCTGCTGTTGTGCCTGTTGTGTTTTTTACTGTACCCAATAACCATGGGCCTAAATGAGATGCGAATGCCATATTAATTTCTCCATACAAAGTAAAGCTCAATAGTCTTGTATGCGCCTGCCGGGACAGTCTAATGAGCCGGATTAATATTCCCGGTTGATACACACTTTATACTACTTGTTTAAAGTAGTGTCAATATAAAAATAGCGCAGATTTGGTAGTTGTTACACATAACGCAGAAAGCCGAAAAACTCGTTACTTACTACATCCTCTGGTGTCGGCTTAACCGCCTAAAATATTGTGTGTAATATTTTACACATTATTAAACACAAAGTATTTAGAGTTAAATATATTAGACACAAAAAAGCCCCACCGAAGTGAGGCTTCTTTATTACACATGGAGCTTATTAAGCGCCTTGTGAACCGTACATACCTAACGGGTCAGACCAGCCGAATGAATAACGCTCGCGTGATTTGTAGCGAACGTTACCTGTATCGAAGTCACCATCCATTGAGTTGCTTAATGGTGTACGAACAAAGTGTTTCATACCATTTGGCACGTCAGTAGTTAAGAACCATGCATTTGTGTCAGTCAAGAAGTGATTGATTGTGTAGCCTTCAGATACAGAACCGTTATTCTTGATTGCGTTGATGTCATTGTCTGTAGTACCAACACGAAGTTCAGTTTCCAACAAGCGAGTTGCAACGAATTGCAATGCTGGTGGAACAACCAATTTACGAGGTTTAGCAGCGATCAATAGGCCACGTTCATCAGTCCAAGCTGCGATTTGAATAACTGCATTTTCCAATGAAGTTTCATTCAAGTCTTCTGGAGTGGTCGGAATGTTGCTGTTTACACCGCCAGTAACAAGTGGGTGAGAAGCTGAGAACAATGGCACACCATCACCACCGTTGTATGAACCAGAGGTGTTGAAACCGTTGTTCAATACGTTAGCTGCTTTAACTTGTTTTGTGTACGCCATACCACGAGCTAATGCTTTAGTGTAGCGAGCAGATAAAGTGTCATACAAGTTATCTTCTACTGCTTCTTCAGTTAAGCTGAAGCCCAAAGCGATAGTTTCGTGTGTGTAGCGAGCTGTCCAAGCTTCTTGAGCATTGTCGTAAGCGATGGAGTTACCCTCGTTTTTAACAGGAGCTGCTGAGAAGCCAGACAATTTTGTTTCTTCTTCGAAGGAACGCTCAGAAGATTCAGTTTCGTAAATCTCTTGATGTTCTTCACCATAACGTTTGTATTCCAAACCGAACAAAGCGTTCAGACCTGGTAGTAGCTCTTTAAGGAGCTGTGCGCGTGAAATAGCCATTATTTAATCTCCTTAATCGCCAACACCGGTACCATTGTAATAGCTATGGATACCAAAGTTAAATTTAACGATACAATCAGTGTATGCGTCACCAACAGTAGAGAATGGGCCATCTACAAAATCTACTAAACGCAATGCGATAGTGTTTGTTGTAGCACGAGTACCAACGTCTAATGCAATTTTTGAATCACCAGTAGTTGTAGAACCTGCTGTTTGATTTACGCCAAAGTTAGAACCTAACATTGTTTGTGTCACAGCATCATCTGCTTGGATTTGGAACAATGTATCTGGATCATCACATACATAGGCTTCGGCATTTGAAGCAACAGTACCGGCTGGCCAGTATTGTGCTTGTAAGAAGTAGCCTAATGATGGGCTTGTGTATGCACAACCTAAGAACACGCCAACTGTACCAGCTGGAAATGGGTCCGCGTTTGTACCTACGTTTGTTACTTTTACGATAGTTCCGTCTACACCAATTGCAACTACGTCACCGAAGAAAATGTTAGTGTTATAACCACTAGCGATTTTTAATTGACGTGTTGAGCCAGCAAATTGCTGACCACCAACTAGGTTAATAGGACGAAGACCGTATGGGGCTGCTGTAGTAGCCATATAAATCTCCTTAAATTATTTACCTTTACCGAATGAGGTAGTGGTACGCTTTTCCTTAAATAGGGGCATACGTGCATCATTCTCTTTCATAAAGCTGTTATCCACCGCTTCAGTCTGAGACTGTGTCTGATTATTGAAATAAGCAGAACGTTGGTTAACAAACTCTTCTGGTGTCTTACATAGCATCAGACCACCTACTTCCACTGAATCTGGAATTCGGCTGTTTTTGTCTGTGAATAGCCTTAGTTCAGGATGCTCCGACAATTTGACGGGTTCCCAACCTTCTCGCATTTTGGAAGAAACATTCGTGGCATCAGCTTGACCAGCCATACTTGTACGAATCCAGCGATAAGCCCAACCGGGTTCCTTTTTAATTTCAGGCAATAAAGCAGCTGGTGCCCATTGCGCTTGACGTTGAAAGGTTTCGCGGGTTTCTAAGTCACGGTTTTGTCTAGTATCAGTCATTATCTGTTCTCCAATTTTAATGTCTCACGTGCATATTGCTCGGGTGTTAGATTAAACTTCTTAGCCAAGGCTAATTGAGTTTTAGTCAGGTGTACTTTTTTAGGCGCGGTACTACGCGAGGCCGGTGCAACAACGGTTGACGGTTTTTTGCGTTGGGCGGGTGTTTCCACGTCCAGCGAATCATCCCCAAAATATTCTGGGAATCGTTTGCGCATCGTTTTATCGATGGTGGTGTAGTACTCTTCTGAAGTAGGGTCAGTACCTGCCCTTACTAGCTTCTCATGCAACCCCAAAGCGAGGCTAGTCATTTCTTCATCTTGTCCAAACCAACTGTTCTTATCTTGCCAAGCAAGAGCTTTCCGGTCAGGTTTTGGTATTTGGGGTCGTTCAGGTTGTATATATACATCATTTTCAGGTTGTTGTAAAGCACTATCGTACTGAGGGCGATAATTTTGTACCTGAGTGAGTTTATATTGCGCTTCATTCATTCGTTGTTGCGCTTCTATAATCTTATCAGTGTCACCTGAGTCATATGCTTCACGATAATCTCGCTTAGCTATATTCATTTCTTGTTCTGCAGATGTTTTATACGTTTGTATAAGTGATTGCTCGCCAGAAGTTAGGTTAGATTTCAACCGTTTGTTCTCTTCTTGGATTGATTGGGCGTAGCGAATAGCTTCTTCGCGTTCACGTGCAGCGGCTTCTTTATCTCGGCGCTCGTCGTGGTATACCTTACGTAATTGCGCCATCCGTTCTTTTACACGGTCTGAGTAGTCGGTTAAATCGTCTTTCTCTAGCTCTTCGACTATTTCTTTAGGCAACGGCTTACGGTCACGGTCTTGTGGGGGTGTATCGTCGATAATATCAATTTCTACTTCTGTATTATCGTCTTCTAAGGTAATACTTACTTCTTCCTTAGTATTAACTGTGGAAACTTCCTTTTCGTCTGGAAATTCAAAATCTTCGTCAAACTCTGGTTGTGCAGCCATATATTTCTCCTAAGCGCGAGTGTAACCGCGTGGGTCATCTACTACACCCTCGACAGTATCATCGTTGATTATGCGGAATTCTCTTCCGTGGATTTTAAAACGAGTCCCTGCATACGCACGGGTAAGGACAAAGTCGCCTTCTTTACACCACGCACCTGTAGGGAACTTCGCTTCTTCTTTGTAGCAAAGATCGCCTAGTTTAAGCACGAACAATACTACTGTGCCATTCTCCTCAATACGTTTAGTATCTGACGCTTTGACAATACCACTTTCGTATTTATCATCTGCATCGGGTACTGCACATAAGATTCGATAGCCTTTTGGTTCAGGCAGTTGTGATGCCTTTGGTTCTGGCGTAGGTGCTTCCGCCGCAATACCTGTTAAGTCAATTGCTTGACTCAGGTCTAGGTTACTCATCGTAATTCTCCATATTTTTTGCGAGGTCTGCGATTAAAGACTGCGCGGTAAGTAGACCTCGAACCATACCGACAGATTGTTGATAAGCCCCAAAATCCTTAGCGGCACCATCGCCAAGGGATTCGATAATTGATTTGCGCCGTTCCTCAATTTGTGACATCAAGTACTCTAGCGATTCATTCATGTTTATTCCTCTTTAGGTTGTTTAGACTTTTGTTTAGACGTTTGTTGCATTAGCTGATTCATACTTAGATTATGTTGCTTAGCCGCTTGCTCACGTTGCAACTCTTGTTGTGCTCTATTTTTAGCTGCATCTAACCCCATACGAACGCCTTCAGCTTGTTGCTGTTGTTGGAATTTAGCTGCTTCTTGATCCATCTTAGCTTTTTCAGAGGCTGTCTTAATACCAATTTGAGCACCTGCTTTACGCTCTTCAGACTGAATTCGCATGATATCAACTTGAATCTTAGCTTTATCCACTTCAATATCCGCTTGAGCTTTTTGAGCTTTAATCTGAATTTCTTGTGCTTTAAGCTGTAGCTCTTGCTGTTGCATTTGAATCATTGGGTCTTGAGCTTGCTGTTGAGCTTCTTGCTCAGGGTATAGCGTACCTTCAGCGCCAGCCCTTCGTACTCCGTGGCCGCGCTCAAATGCTCGGCGGTCCACTCACCGGCCGGGCGCAGCAGCTTGACCATGTTCTCAATCGTGCCGTTGGCGTAGATGTCGGGGAACTTGTGCCCGGCGCTGTAGAACTTCAGCTCGACCTTGCCTTCCGGCTTGGGCGTCACTTCCAGCTTGACGGCCAGGAACACGGCATAGTTCGCCATGTCCAGCGCGTCTTCGACGGCTGTCTTCATCGCCGCTCG